AAAAGAATATCCCAGAAAGCTACTATTCTCCTTCGCTCGTGGGGCGTGATTTTGCCGATACCTCCGCAGTGGAGACCTTAGTTAATGCCGTAACAGAGGGCTTTGGCAAGCAGGAGCAAGAGCTTTCAGCACGTGGGTTTTCTTATTCCAAAGCCCCTGATACCCCTGATGATCCACAGAAAGAGGAGGAGGCTATTGCTAATCTCATTGAGCAAGAAACCGAGAAACTAACGACAAGTAACAAGTGACAAACCACTAATCATTAAAAAAGATGCCAGCAGGAATTAAGTATGACCTTAAGGGTCAGGAGGTAGAGAAAGAACTCTACAACGTAAAATCAGGCTACCGCTTAGCAGGAGGGTTCAATATTGAGGATAGCGATATAGATGACGGACAATATATCCCTGTCTTAGCCCCCTTAGCGGTAGATTTTAAGACACGCACGGCCAAAGTCTCTAAGTCCGTAAAGGCCGTGGAAGCGATTAATGCCACTACACTCAAGGTACAGAAAGGGAGCTTTGCCAAAGTAAATATGCACCTTGGTAATGGTACTAATGGTGCTACTATCACAGCAATAGACACCACTAACGCCAATTATGACACCCTTACGCTCTCAGTTAACATTGCAGATGTAAAAGCGGGCGATGTCCTCTTTGAGGCTAAAACCAATGCAGGTAAGGTGGTTAAAAACCCTGCTAATTTCCTTAACTATGCAAGGGTGAAGAAGGAAGCAGGGGCAACTGTTACCGCTTTGGGTCAGGCGTATGAAATCCAAACCAACAAGCTCTATGTACCCGTATCCGATAAGGATAAGGAGACACTTGGAGCAAGATTTATGTTTATCTAAAAACCAGTAGAACAATGATTTTAACTTTAGAAAGACTCTTTAACAGCCCTCAAATCATCAGAGCGGTGATTAATAGGGTGATACAGACCACTGCCGATACGGTGGTATGGAAGCGTTATTTTGACTTTGAGGAGACCAAAGCACGCTTGTTCAAAACCTACATCGGCACCGTTACAGGAGTGGTAATGGGGTCTGTGATTGACAAGAATTCAGGCAAGCCTATTCGTGAACGTAGAACCCTCGGTAGCGGTACGGGTGAGGTTGCTGACTTGGGGAACTCCTTTCAGTTGGACAACGAGCGTCTTAGTATCATCAAGCAGCTAACAGACAAATACAACCAAGCAGGAGCAGGACAAGCTGCGGTGATGAATGAGATTATCAACTTCTTAGCCGACGATATTCGTCAATGTACGCTGGCTCCTCACAAGCGTATGGATTATTTGGTAGGACAACTCATTTCCACGGGTAAGGGAGAGGTCAAGTTGAACGACAACAAAGATGGGGTTTCTCTTATTGACATGGATTTGCCCGTGATGAAGTTTGACCCTACCTCCGCTGAGAAAACCAAATTCATTAGCTATTTGCAAAAAATAGTCAATGAAACCCGTACCAAGGTAGGTGTTTTTGCGGCTATGGAAATGACCCGTACCACTTTCAATAAGCGTGTAATTGCCTCTGATGAGTTTAAGAATACCTACAAAATGGTGTTAGGTAGCGCACAAATTGGCGTCTCAGGAGGTATTATCACCGAGTCTATGGCAAACCAATTAC